ACCACGGAGAACGATGGACTTAAAGCCACCGCTGCCAAGGAAGCGGAAGAGAAAGCAAAAGCTGAAGCGCAGGCCGCTATTAAAGAGGCCATCGATAAGGCGGAGCTACCCCAAGCTTCCAAAGATGTTCTCTTGGCCAGGTTTGCTGATGCCAAGACGGCAGATGGGATTGAGGAAGCGATTACATCGGAGATCGATTATATCGCCAAACTTTCCGAAGCCGGCAAGGTGAAGAAACTCGGCAAGACCCTACCGGATGATGAGAAATCACAGGCAGCTCTCAGGGAGTCCTTTAAGGCATCCCATCCGGAATGGACTGACGAGCAGTTAGAGACTGCAGTAACCGGCAGGTAGCCGATGAAGGAAAAGGAGCGCAAATTTAACTGGAGGTGACTCTAATGAGTCCAGCTTATGGAGCTTATCCGGTAGCAGATGCTCTGACTGTCGGAGACGAAATCTCGTCTACCTACGAAGGTAGACACATCACTCTCCTGGAGAGTGACCTGGTTCATCCCGTCCATGCTGGCGGGATGGTAGACAAGGCTGACCCAATTGTTTCGGCAACTGGTAAGCCGGCCATCGTTGGTGTGGCTTTTGAGAGCGCAGCCGCAGCCACGGACAGGATTGCCATTGATACCGAGGGAATTTGGAACCTTGATGTTGTGGCAACTAATGATGACGGTGGTAGTGCCGTTGCCGGTGGCGATATAATCTATATCAACACCACCACAGGCGTTCTCAGCAAGATATCTAACATAGCCACCCAGGTTGTTTTTGGCTATGCTCTGGGTATTGTCGATTCAGGCAATACCGAAGCCATCGCTGTCAAGGTTCACTGGATGTCCTCGGACGACGAAGCCAGGCGCCAGTATATCACTATAGCTTCAGGGGCCAATTCCTATGGTAAGCAGATCACTGGTTACTTGGCTGCGGGGCAGTCAACTGCTGTGGCCCTTTATGCTAATGCAGTCCCGAGTGGAGTTCAGACTGGTGGTATTTATGCCGGGGGTATCTGGATGGAACCTGGTGCCACATTTGCTGACAACGGTGGATTGCTAGTAGGTTGGGATGTCGGATTTTGGGCAGGAGGTTCGGGAGAAGATATAACGTCATCCCGGGTCATCGCGGTCCAGATGATGGTTGACCTTGCCGCAAATCCTGGTTCGATCGCATGGTTTAGGGTGAATGTGGCTGCATCATCCGGTGCTATGACCACTATATTCGAGGCGGAAAACCCTGCCTCTCTTGCCTACTCAGCCGGAACGGCTGGGACCGGAGTGGTTGGAACCATACCGTTTGCCGACATTGTGGGCGTTGGTGTAGTTTACATCGATGTTCATGCGGCTGTAGCCTAACTTCAACTAATTAATAAGGAGCGTAGATAAAATGGAAATCACGAATATGGAAATCTTTAATGCCCGGGAACCACTTACTAAACTTATGGCCGTTAAGGTTCCCATCCTGGTGAGTTACGAACTTGTGAAAATGGGGAAGATACTCCAGGCTCAGTGGGAGATCATCGACTCTATGCGGTCAAAGTTGTGTGAGGCCTATGGTGAGCCAGACCCGGCCTTTGGCGGGGTGCCAGTAGTAAAGGCTGACCCGAACTCACTTCTCTTTCAGAAGTTCTCTGAAGAGTTTGGCGAGATACTCAAACAAACTGTGGACCTCGATATCCAGGTTGTCGAGCTCCCCCCTAACATTGACCTGGAGCCTGTGGTGCTAATGCGGCTAGAGAGATTCATTAAACTTGCAGGCCTATAATCGAAAATAAACACGGGAGGTACAACCCATGGAACTCATGGAAGTAATGAAAGAACTCAAGACTGGATGGGGTGACTTTACAGTCTTGAATGGGACCAGGCGGTCGGATGGTTGGGATATGAAACTGGCCGAGGCTAACCGATTGATTTACAATCTCGATGGCTTACCAACCCATAAATGGGAGTATGCCATAAAGGAAGCTCTGACGACTTCGGACTTTCCGCTGCTGTTCGGTGATACTCTGGACCGGCAGCTCCTGGCGAACTATAAGGCCGCGCCATCCGTCTGGAAGGCTTTCACCAAACTCTCGACAAACAGGGACTTCAGGAACGCCAGCCGTCACAAAATGACAGGCGGAGACAACTATCTTGATGAAGTTAGTGAGAAAGGCGAATATCTTGCGAGTCCACGAACTGAGGCCGAATACAACATACAACTCAAGAAATACGGTCGGCAGTTTGATATCTCCTGGGAGTCGATAATTAACGATGATCTGGGAGCTCTGAAGGATACTCCGGAGCGGTTCTCTAACGCGGCCATAAGGACCGAGCATCGATTGGTGTCAGCTCAGTACTACCATAATGTGGTGCTGGCTACGGCCGGTCGAGGTAATCTGTCCGTTAATCCTCTAACTATTGCCAATTTGGAAACAGGCATAGAATGGTTCGCGGCTCGAACCGATGCAAACGGCGAGCCAATTCCAACCAGGCCGAAGATTCTGGTGGTTCCACCGGCTCTTGAAATGACTGCTAGAGCGATCCTGACTTCAGCTACTAAGATGGGACTGGCCGGTGCAACAACGATTGCCGGTGCGCCTGATGTCTGGGTACCTGTGAATAATGTGGTATCTCAGATGAACCTGGAACTGGTCGTTGACCCCTATATCACCATTCTCGGTGCTGTCACGACACCGTTATCCTCGGTTGCAAGTTGGTTCCTATTTACTGATCCGAGGGAATTGGCGGTTCTGGAAGCGGCTCACCTGAGAGGTCATGAAAGACCGGAAATCGCCATGAAGGCAAGCGATAAGGTTACCGTTGGCGGAGCAGCCATCAACCCAATGTCCGGTGACTTTGCCACTGACAATATCTTCTACCGGGTCAGACTGCCGTTTGGCGTCACGACCCTTGACTGGAGAGGCTTCTACTTTGGAGGCCATCTCGATTAATTACCGGGTATGTCCGGACTTGTCCGGTTAATACCGGCCGGCTGGGGGCTCGGGTTATTGCTCCTTTCCCTTGTCCTTGGCCGGTATGAGTTGAGTGTCAGCGGATGGGAAGTCTACCTGACTAATGCCGGCGGATTGAATTATCTAACCTTGAGACATCATCACGCTGCGGGCGCAACAACAAGAACTGGGGCTTATTCCCTCGGGTGGACTCCCGGGACCTTATTCCATTTCGGTATCAGCAGGAGTGGTCCTGCGGCTTTAATGTATCAGGATGGGGAGCCGGTGGCGACCGTATCTGATGCTTTAATTGACCCAGAGACTTGTGCTGAGGATTTGGTTATTGGTACTAGATATACCAAAAATGCCAACTTCTATAAAGGCCCATTCCCTCGATTGATAGTAGCTGGGGAAGCCTTATCGGCAAATGACTGGCGATCCATGTATCGGCAGCAGAGGGATTACGCATGAGCATAGCAACGGAAGAAAGACTCCTTAAGTTAATAGAACGCCAGGAAGATATGCTCGGGATTGCCGGACTCGGCAGGGCTAATACAGCCACACTCTATGTTCATCCGGACGGGACCGGAGCTGACGGTTTGTCAGAGCGGACGGCATATATCACCTTGAATGCGGCGCTCGATGCTTGCTCGGCAGACGCTAATGCTTTGACTTTAATCTTGATGGCTCCGGGAACTTACGATATTAATCTGACAGGACAGCCGACCTGGACTCAGAATGTGGTTATCCAGGGCAGCCATCGGGACTTCGTTAATATCACCAATACCCATGCTACTGCCGGTTGTGTTCTCAGGCTTGAAGGATTGGCGGCTGTCCAAGATGTTACTATAACTCCGATTGCAGCCGATAATGGTCTTTTGCTGTGGGCTAATGGAGCCAGGGCTTACCGGCTCAGAATAGATGGGACTGGCCATACTGGAGCAGGTGTCGGCCTATGGTTGAATGGGGATGATGGCAAAGCCATTGACATTGATATTCTAGGGAATGCAGCACAGACCATCGGGCTGAATGTTCTCGGGGCTCGGACTCATTACAAGAATATCCATATTGACGATTGTGCGACTGGCGTCTGGATTCATAATGCCGGTGCTGATAGTAATCTCTTTGATAATATCTTCATTCATGGTTGTGCATTGGGGGTAGACATTGACTCCGGTAATGAACAGCACTTCAAAGATATTCTTTTCCTGGAAAATACTAGAGATGTTGATGATGAGGTCGGCGATTCTCAATGGGTCAATATTCATGGAAGGTTTGATATTGAGATACTTCCGGATAATTTCACTGGGGTAACAGTAAATACAGGTGCAGCCAATACTTACGGCGCTGACACGGAATTATTATCGGCCGCTAGTAGAGATAATCCTTTCCGCATCGTCGGCTACCATGTCGAGCCGTCCACGTCTGAATGGTATCGTCTGCGGCTCAGTGATGATAGTGGGGCTTCATTCTTTGATGAGATGCAGTTCGATGGCATCAAGAGACAGGGAGAGGCGGCTCCGTCTGGAACCGAGCATATCTTCAATAAAGGAACTCGGATATCAGGCAGTGCCAAAGATGTCTCTGGCGGGGATAATGTCAAAGTCTGGTTAGAAATACAGGAGATATAATTATGGCGACAAGGATAAAGCCATCTCGGTTAAAGTTTGAAAGATATAGAGAGGAAGAGTATCAAGGTACTTTCCCTTGCACCTTTCCTTTCTACTTCTATATAAACGCTGAACCAGTAAGGGTGAAAATATCTCGGTTAAATATATTTCGATTGAAGATAGCGAGGGTTTAAGATGGCAGCAACATATGATTTAACAACGAATATAGGTAAGGTTCGTCTGATAATAGGTGATACCGATGTTACCCCAGTCACTGATGCCGTATTTACTGATGCGGAGATAACATATTTCCTGACAGCGAATTCAAACAATCTTAATCTGGCGGCTGCTGATGCTCTAGCGGCGTGGATGGCGAAATATGCTGCGGCTCCAGATAGTGAAAAGATAGGTGATTACTCTTACACGCAAAAGGTAATCCAGAATATGAACAAATTGCAGAATGAATTGAGAGAAAAGGATGCCTCAACTCCTGTTCTGGAAATATCTGAGATGGACCTGACCTCGGGTAGCGCGATAACGGCGGAGGAAGATTAGATGAGCTTCGATGGCTTATTGATTCATATTTGCGATATCGGGAAACTTACCCAAGGCGTTGCGGATGATTATGGGACGCCGGCGGAGACATGGCCGACAGGATATGAGGATGAGCCATGTCGGATTATGTCTGTATCCGGAACTGAGATTAAGGTCGGGGCCAAAGTCATGATTAGTAATTGGAAGCTCTTTTTGAATGGTACAGTTACCATTGACGAGCAAGATAGAGTAAGCGATATCAAATTGAGAGCTGACGGAACTGTAATTGATGCCTCGACATACGAAGTTCTCTTGGTTCAACCGCGAAGTGATGGGGTTAACGAGCATCATCTTGAAGTATTCTTGCAGAAGGTGGAATAGTGAAGATAACGACTAAATGGAAGCTTAATCTTAAGACTGGGGAGGTCGCGAATAAGGTCATGAAAGCGGCCAAGTATGGGCTAACGACCACCGTTGCTGAGATAGCCAATGATGCCATTAAGGACAGCCCGTTTCAGTATGGAACTAACCGGCGCTCGATTAAATTTGAGGTTGGTCCTGGCGCTCCCATAGCGCAAAAAGACCTGACTGGAGCGATTTATTCGACTAGCGGATACGGTGGATTCCTGGAAACAGGCACCGTGAGCATGCCGGCACGCCCCTATTTTAAGCCGGCATACGATAAGAATATCAAGAATCTCGGGAAAAATATAAAGGACGCGCTGAAATAAATGGCGATAGCAGATACTAATAAAATCGTGAGAGACTACCTGATAACTCAGGCGCTCCTGGTGGCCTCGGTTGGCACCAGGATATATTGTCCTCGGTTGCCTGAGAATGCAGTACTGCCGGCGATCGGGTATTTTACCCGGGGTGGAACATCCACTCCGTATATTCCGGGCTGGCTTACTCCGAGTGTTCAGTTCGATTGCTGGGCTGATAATCCTATCGAGGCTCGGGAAGTCTACCGATTGCTCTATGATGCTCTCCAGGGAATCCAGTACACGACCGTGGGGAGTTATAAGATTATGGGCGCCATCGAGGAAGTCCAGGGTCAGGATTTAGTGGATGTTGAGATTGATAATTATTTCAGAGTGCTAACATTTTTTAGCATAACGATAAAGGCAGAATAAAAGCAGGAGGTTGTCATGGTCGACAAGGATAAAAAGGAAAAGGCAGGAGTGGGCAAGCGGGCTAAAACTCTTAGTCCGGAAGGGATAGCATCCCGGGAAAGGGACCTGGCTCGAAAGATTAGAGAAACAAAGGGAGGTAAAATATAATGTCTGATATAGCGCAAGTATTAACAGGGGTTGCAGTTCTGGAGGTCGGCGTTCCGGTTGGCAGCCGGGCCGAATGGTCGGATGAACAGGCCATGACAGGCAACCATTCGATAAAACTGTCAAAGCTGGGCGGGGGTAATTATGGAAGTACTCATGGCCAGTTTAATCCCGTCGGCGCCGGGGCGGCGCTGACACTCACTGAGTTTATTGCTCAGGCAGCTGCCTGGTCATGGGACCATTACAGGGTCGGACCAGTAGGAACCTATTGGGAGCAGATGGAGCTAAGGTTCGAGGATCCTCTCTCTGAGTCCTGGGTGGATGTCACGGTTCAGGTTGACGTAGCGGCTCTCGGTGGAGCATCCTGGGATACCAGACTTCTACTCACTACCGATCAGTGTTTCTATGGCGGGTGGAGCGAGCAAGACGGCTCATTTGCTAACTGGACGCCTGGGGACATTTCGCTTGTTACCGATGGTACTCATTTGACGGCAGCGGCTCCGGTTGGCCCCTCAGCTCAGATTGTAGCGACTGGCGCAATAACAGGGTGGCTCTTAACCAGAGTCAGGATGGAGCTATGGGAGACTTCTACGGTTCACTATGTCTACTTAGATAACGTCTACCTGGAAGGCCAGCTCTATACTTTAGAGCCTGGCGCCACGGTCCCGATCGGCTTAGTGCTTTCGGCTCCGTTTACCGAGGTCGGTTATACGGAAGATGGCGTAATCGCAACCTATACTGCTGAAACGTCCGATATCGAGGTAGAGGAAGAGACCGTTGCCATTGACCGGGTGTTAACGAAGGAAATTTTTGAGGTTACTTGCAACATGGCCCAATCCTCATTATTCAACATGGACAAGGCCATGGCTGGAAGTGTGCTGTCCGGCAATATACTGAAGCTCGGCGCCGGCGTTAATAAAAAGATAACCCTGCAGATCCGTGGGACTAGCCCGGACGGTTTTATCCGGTCAATCCTGATCCCGAGTTGCACGGCCATGGGTGCCGTCGGGATGGCCTACACGAAGGATGCCAAGACCGTTATTCCGGTAACATTCCAAGCATTGAAAACGACCGGGAATCCGGCAGTGTCCATCGT